CACACACACACACACACACACGCACACACACACACACACATACACGAAAGGTTTAATCATGAAAACTGAAATCACTCGCGAAACTGTTATAGCCGTCGCTACTAAGCTTGCTGTAGGCGAGTTGAATCGGGTTTGCGCGCAGCGCGCTGGTGTTGAATCTTGCGAAAGATTTTGGGAGAATTGCGGTTATGGCCTTAAAGAGGCATGCAATATCTTTCTTGGTACCTGGCCAGCTGTTTATCTGGTCGCAAACGTTGAACGTCCTTATATAGTTGTTTCGTTCGAATGTCTGGACGCTGAAAGCGAGTTTTATTTTGATGTCGACACTTTCGAGCTGATTCGATAATTTGTAGCCTATACGGCACAACGCAAACCGACGAAAGGAAATGACATGACCTCTATTAAATTTCGCCCTCATGCCGTTGTAACTTATTACAACGGAAGCCGTGAAGCTGTCGCAGTCGATTTTACGCCCATTCTTTCGTTTGACCTTGACGCCTTCGAGTGCGAGGCGGACCGCCGGGGCGCTACTTATTTTGTGGTGCAAGTATTCGGCGAAAGTCTGGCGGTTTATAGCCAGTTTATTTATCGTTTTGATGAGAATTTATGCGGGTATCGTCTTGTGTCATAGGCAGGAGGCCGCATCATGCAACTAGCTCAAATTGGTTTTCTCCTACTCGGGGCGGTGTTCGTGGCCGTGTTTTTCAAGACAGACAACACGAACGCCCTTCCGTTCGCCGCGTTCTTTTTCACCCTTGGCATCGTTTAGAAAGGCATTACCATGGTCCATCAGATAATTCTATCAGTCGAACGCTCGGCAATCGTGAACAAATACCGAGCAGAGTTCGCCACTGCAACCAACCCCGTAGAACGCTCGATTTTATGGAATAAGATAATCCATGAGTTTCGCACTTGCACGTTTATTCAAACGGGCGATGACCGAATAATTGGTGGCCTAATATACTGGGTTATACCCAAGCATTCATATCTCATGACGTGGTATGAGATAGCACAAGGGACGATAACGGGCTTCATCCGAGATAAGTACGCGGTTAGAAGCAACGGGCACAACCTGGTGATACACCCGAACAAGGTATTGGCGATAGAAAGGAAACGATGATATGAAACTGACCGTAGAACGCGAGCTGCGCGTAGAAAACGCTTTTTCAGGCCAAATTATTTCGGTCAAAACTGGAGAGGTAACGCAAGAAAATTCTGAACTAGACCCCTGGCTTGCACGCACATACGCTCGGATGTATGGTTACGTTCTAACTAAGGGCGAAGAGGGCATTTTGATTTCATTCGATTTTGGGTTTGAGGATATCGGCGATGCCATAAACGCGTGCAAGGCCGCTGCTCTCGATAAACTTTATCGCGTACATGTAGAAGGCAACGTTTTGAGTTTGGAGTAGACGCATGAATAACACAGAATTATGCGAAAGGCTTTTAGCTGTACAGAAAGAACTCGATACGTTGGAGGAATATGTCGAGTATCATTTTCTGGTGGACGAGCGTGTAGACTATCGGTTAGCGGCGCGTTGGCTGCTACTCGAAACGCTGCTAGCGCCTTTAATGAATGTATTGATGATATTTATACGTATGGATAATAGGAAAGCCGTCGCTAGACGGGCTTTTCTATTTCAATCCGCACATGACGAGCATATCCAGCCACATTTCGCGCGTTGCGTCGCTGTCGAAGTAGCACTCGCCCTGGGAATAGCTCCGCATGGCAAACTTAATCAATGGCGCTGTGCGCTCGATTAGACGGGTGTCTGGCGTCATATCATGCCGCGTTAGAACGGCAATGGCCTTATTCTGTGGCGGCTTTCGGTCAATGAACACATCGCCCGTATGGATGTCCTGCCAGACAGCAAAGGGAATGCCTTTGAACAGCATAGCTACGATACAGTCGCATCCTTTGGGACGCTTCTTCACGAACAGCCCCGTGGCGTTCATGAACTCGCTCTGTTGGGCGTATTCGGCATAGTCCGAGCCTGCTGTGAACATGCCGATATTAGATTGCGCCGAATACTTCTCGAACTCTGCGCAAAAAGCGTTCTCATAGTATACGTGGCTGTTTCCCACCTTGAAATAGCGTGATGAACCCTTGGGAATAGGTGTGATATTCCAAGCTCTGAATATCGGGTTAACCAGGTCGGCGTTGTTCGCCAGGCCGACGAGTATAACTCGGTTTTCGCGACGGTCGAACGTCTCCCACATGTTCATAAGCATGTCAACGCATCCTGGTGGATATGGAACGTTCTTCTTTTCTTTGATGAATTCATCGAGTACCATCAGCGTGCACTTGGCTGATGTTGTGCCTTTGTAGGAATCGAATGATGTAAGCGCATACATTTGACCTAGGCTACTCCATTTAGGTTTCCATTTGATGTTGGCAGTATCCTTTTGTGGCTTGTATGCGCATTGCATCATACGGCCATTCATGCGGAACGTGTACCCAGGGAACTCGTCGTTGCGCTCGATATCGGATAAGAAGCCCTCGGGGCTTCGCAAGATGCGCTCAATCATCGCGTCATTATATCGGGTATATGCCCACGTCTCGCCCTTTTCGAGATACCTTTTTATGCCTTGCTTCTTCATGGCGTATGTTTTGCCCAGGCTTCGTGGCCCCGTGCACAGGCGCACGGGGCATTTCGCGCCCATCAAATTGCTCGGGTCCCATCGGGCCCATTTAGGAATGCCACCCATTAATCCTCCAAAAATCTATAAATCATCAAACCCCAACCCCAGTTATTATAATCCTCCACCGGGTCGGCTTCCACCTTCGGGCACGGGGCTGAGCCTGCGCCCCACGCGACCCCATCGCCCCAGTACCATCCCACGTGCTCCCCATACTGGTTGTACATGAGAATCAAGTCCCCAGGCTTCATGAGGTCGCGTTGTATTCCGTCGCAAATCTTGGTCGCGGTCGTGCGCATCGTGTAGGTTGACGTGCCCAGCCAATTGTATTTTCCATCGGTGACCTTGTTCGCGGCCCACCAAATGCACGCCGAGCAGTCTGTGAACCCGCTCACGTCAGGCTCCAGGCGTCCTGCGCTTTGGGCGTATTGGAACTTGCCTTTGTTGGCTTCCCATAGGGCTTTCATCTTCTTGAATTCTTCGGTGCCGCCGCCTGTCGAGCCGCCGCCGCCCGTGCCAGGATATTCGGGAGCCGATGCATTGCGAAGCGGCAACCACACGCCATTGCCTGTGTTGTGGCATACAAGCCTGTCTCCGTTGCCCATCTTGCCGTATACGATTAAGTCGTTTCCCACCTGTTCGATACGTCCCACGCTGCTCGAAACCTGGCCGTTGGTATCGGGATTGTTGCCAGGCGTGTAATCGCTTTGCCCGAAGTCAGGCGGCGCGGATGTGCCGTCCCACGAATTGAGCAGTCCATACGCTTTGTTGTAGCGATTCGAGTATCCCGACACGGGCGGCGTGTTGAGCGTGGCTGATAGGTACTCGCCAAGGCTTCTGCTGCCGCCTATGTTGGCTAAAATCTGGTTCGCGCTTGCTGGCCGCTGGTGGTACACGGTCAGCATGAAGATTGTTTCCTTCACCTTGCTCGTGTCCATGCCCCATCCTTCGAGCGTCGAGAAAGCGCCGCCTGTGCCGAATACCCAATTCATGAAAAACTCGTCCTGCACCTTATGGTTCGCCGCGTCTTGCGCAGAAGCCACCCATGAGTTCGCATCGTCGTTGTAAAGGTAAAAGCCGCTCCACCAATTCCATTCGCTCGAAGGATGGGCGTCCACCGCATTACGCAGTCGGCTGCTGAGCTTGGCATAGCTTTCTGGCGCATCGGCTTTGAGCTTTTCCATCAGCGCGCACGCGTTCGCGCCGTAAAACTGGCCGATGCCGAGCGTGATGGGGTCGCTCATGTTCACGCTCGCGTAGTCGCACCCTGATTCGACACTGCATATTACGTACTCGGTGTATTGCTGTTGCTCTTTGGTCCAAGCCATTCATGTCTCCAAATACAAGTGAACCCGCAGCGCTTACCAGATTCCTGCGGGTTCGTGGATAATATTCGTCAGTATCCGACTGCTCTATTTTACGTCAATTTTGAAAAGCTGTGCAAGCTTCGAGCTCGCGAGCTCGGGACTGAGCTCGCAGATATTCTCGAAGATGCTCACGATTTCGGTGAGCATGATGAACACGCACACAGGCACGAACAGCGGGAGCGTGAACCCCAAGTCGATGTACTGCATCGCCCATTCGATGAGCGCTGCCAAAAGCATGGTCAACACGAACCCGCACTTGTGCCAGAGCCCATCTCGCATCTTTGAAGAGTCTACCGTTTTGTTAGCCACGGCTTGCGCGAAGCCCGTGACCAAATCCAGGGCGATGAACCCCAGCGCGAAAGCTGTGATATGCCAATCCATCTCATTTCCTTTCAATCGTGATTTTGTATTCGTCATTCTCTAGCGTGGATACAGAAGAATCTGTGCCAGCGTTAGTGCCCCCACTATCAGTTTCGCTATTAGCTCCCAACGCATAAGCCCTCCACTGATTCTCGGTTCCATAGAACAGCGATAAGTCCAGGTTCCCATTATACCCGCTCACGCGCCCGTCTGAGCAGAATTGCCAGGCCACCACGTTTCCGTCGGTGTGCGAGCATTCCCAGCTTTCGGCTTGCGAGAAGCTTGGGGATGTTACAGCTGGGTACTCTGCTACCCATCTGGCGCAGTTCGGTTCAACACCGCCCTGGTTGAATCGCCAAGGGTTGCCATATACCCAAGGCCAAACGCCTGTCTTTTCATGCACGCGACGTACGAACGTATTGACCCATGAAACGGGTTGGTCGAAAATCAGGTTGCCGTATTCGTCGTAAACGCCCTCCCAATCCAGTATGGGGATTCCATGCCCGAAATAGTTCATAGTCTGAGTGATGAAGTAGTCAGCTTCCTCCGCAGCATCGTTGTCGCCCGCGAAATGGTAGAAACCCCATGGCTTTCTGGCAACAAGGCATTGTTGAACCCATCCGTCGCAATAGGGGTCAACGAATGTCTTGCCTTGCGTGGCCTTGCATACAACCCCCTCCACATTGGGAAGAAGGGCAAGGAGGTCGATACCTCCCTGCCAGTTCGATATGTCGATGAACCGCATCATGGCTACTCGATTGCCCAAAGCGCATATGCGCGCGTAGTATCAATGGCCTTGATGTTGGCAACGCTGGTACTATTTCGAACCTGAAGCGTTCCGCCATAGATTTCGGCTACCTTTTTACCTCCGCTTGTGATGCCGCTCGGGAATTCAGTGTAAAGCGTGCAAGTAATGTTAGACACTCCCGAGAAAAGCGAGTCGAAGCGGGCATTTTGCAGATTTCTGTACAGCGGCTCCGCTTCGTAGAGGGTGTAGCCAGCGAGCGCGTAGATGCCTGCCCAGGTTTTCCCGCCGCCCTTGATTTGCGTGTGTTTCAAAATCACCAGCACGTCGTTCGAAGATGCGTTAATGGAGATATGGTAAGGGACGTCGCCGAGCTGCGCTTGCACAGATGAAACGTCCTGCATGTAGCCGACAGTGAGTAGCTTGTTCGGGTTGCCGTCGCTCGAAGTGGGTACCTGCGTAGCGCCGTCGAATATAATGCCGAAGAAGGAATTGTAATCGCCGTGGCCCCAGCCCCTCGGCATTTCGGTTCCGACGTCTACGCTCCACACGCAGCCGATGTGGTTGTCAGTGAAGGCCGTCGTGCCGATTGGGTTGTTATGCAACCACAGCTTGCCGTTGTAAATGGTAGCCTGTTCGACCTCCTCGCGCCACACAAAGCCCAGCGTTTCATCAATCGGGATAGTCTTGATGTATTTAAGCTTGTCTGTGAACACGTTGATGCAGTTCGAACGGCAGCTCAAAAATACCGAGTATTCCTTGGAATAGCTGCACCCCTGCTGCGTGGAGTATTCCTGGCCTGCGCTGCTTGGCAAGTACACAGTTCCGATTTTGCTCGAAACGGTGCAAGCCTTGTTGACGTAATAGAAGTTCGTCAGGTAGTCGGTAGCCCAGTAATATTCGTTGTCGGTGTCCTTGTAATGACCGAAGCCCCAGCACGCGCCCAAACCGAACTGCGCGGCGCTGATGGTTTTCGTGAGCGTGATAGAGCTGCTTGTCACTTGGAAGAAATAAATCTGGTTGCCCTTCGCGGTCGCAGAGCTGCCTGCCAAAATGAGCTCACCGTTATAATAGCTCATGCCATTTCCATGGAACTCGGTATCGCCCACGTCGTACGTGGCAACAACGGTGCCCGTGCTCACCTTGTACAGCGTCACTTGGGATACGCCCGTTCCATAGCCGTAAATCGCGTACAAATCATCGCCGCAAGGGCAACCGCCCTGTCGGTCGTAATTGCCCGTGGTTCGGAACAGCGCGGCGGCGTTCGTGACGTGTCCCGTGATTCCGTCGTATTTCGTGGCGTTCTCCAGGCTGTCCAAGCCCTCATGCAGCTCAGCAATGGACGCGGTGTGGTCCGCTACCTTCTCTTCGAGACCGCTTACGGTCGTGGTCAGATTGCCCGTATCGGTTTCGAGCTGCTCGATTTGCGTGGTATGCCCCTCAACGGTATGGTTGAGCGTGGCGAAGTCCTTTGCTGCCTGGTCGGCTTTGGTGGCTGCGTCATGCACTGCAGTATCAATCGAAAGCATTGCTCCGTTGAAATCGCCGAGCCACGTGGGCTGGTCGGTGTCCACGAACTGTGGCAGTTTGTAATTGAGGGTTTCATTTGTGTGAGACATTTTTACTCCTTAACGGTAGAAGGGGTGGTATAGAGAATTTTCGTTTCGTTGGTGAGACTGTAGTCAGGAACAGTTCCATGTTTGAAAAAGCTATCCAGATTTACAATATCATGAAATGCCGAACCGACTACTAGGATTGCATTCATAGGTCCGTAGGCTTCTGGCAGCGTAACGTATTTGGTCCAAGGTTCGCCTGCAGTAGCGGATGGCGGCAAGGTTATTGCCACGAAAAGCGTGCCGTAGATGTGTAAATTATAAAACTGAAGCGTATTAAGACCCCTATAAATGTTCGCGCCATTAGATACATTAATCAATTCGGGGTAGGTTGGTGATATAAATTCATCAACATTCTTTTTGTCTGGTGCATACGCATACACACCATCAGCCGTGATAGCCCATTCCCCATCGTCTCGGTTGCTTACTTCATGGGTCAGCTTCACAACGCCCGCCGTGGTTTCGTCTGCGTCGGGCACGTCAAGGCCGCTGGCCGTGTAGCGCAGATTATCGCCAATGGGAACTTCGAGCATCCCCGTGTTCTTGTTCACGGTCACGCCGTTACCGCATGGGATATACAGCTTCCCCGTGTCGGGGTTGAACATCAGGCCAGAACCCTTTTCAGGGCTTTTGATATTCGCCACATCAGCTGAAAGCCCTGCGACCTGCTTCGCCAGCTTGCCTACCGCTCCCGTTCCGATAGCGTTCGCGAGCGTTTGAATCATGCCGTTTCCGACTGCTCTCGTCATTGTTCCTCCTCATACGTGATAAGCGCGAAAGCCACGTCGTATTCGCGCGCTTCCACCCCCAAGCCGTCGTAGCCCGATGCCGTAAGCTCCTTGGCGTCGTATTCGCCAGCAGGGCTTGCGAAGATTCGGTCGAAATCGTAGATGCGCTCGCAGACGATTTTAATGGGCCGGATATCGCCGTACGTGGGGTCGAGCATAGTGCCGGGGAATTCTGCGAGCTGGTTGATAAGCCGAAGCAGGCGGTTGTACTTGGCATCAACGTCCGCCTTGATGTCTTTGTCCTGCGCATCCACATACTCCCTGATGTCTTTGTCCTGCGCGTCCGCGTACGCTTTGAGGGCTTCCGCAGAAGCGTCAATCATGGCTTGCGCCGTATCGACGTCGAGCGTGTTCATATCGAGCGTGGACGCGTACAGATACAGCCAATGGATTTGGTCCTCCGGCGTGCGCATCTGGTCGAACGTCACTGAATCAAGCCCCGTATACCCAGGCATGCTAGGCTGCATGTTCTTCGCCTGCGTGCTCGCCGCGTTCTGGCCCGTGAGAGCCGTGAACCCATAAGGCGCATACATGTCACTTCACCACCTCTCGCTGCTCTAGGATGCCGATGGCTTCCGCCACTTCTGCCAAACAGGCCATAAGGCTCAGATGGAGCTGGTGGAGAGCCTTATACATCGCCACATCGTCCATCTTCATGGCCCGCTGGGCTTCGCTCGAAATGTACTCCGCCTGGCTTTCGAGCTTGATTCTCTGATACACCAAATCGTGCTTGTGCACTGTTCCTCCTTACATCGGCAAATCGTCCCAAGTCTGCATGAACAGCGGTTCCAGCGCCGCGAATACGAGGTTGTCCGTTGCCACGAAACTCGAAGCCATCATATCATAGACGGCATTGCCGACGCTGCCCGAGATAGTCTCGTAATGCGCCTTGGACGTTCCCTTTTGGCTTCCGTCGTTCGTCTGCTTGTTGAGGCCTGTGAGATATTGCTCGCCGTCTGGGTTGTTCAAGAAAACCTGGGGAGTGCTCGAAGCGGTCGCGACGCCCACGCCTGTCGAGCTTCCCTCGCTCTCGCTGTCGTTCCATCCCTGCGTGGTCGCGAAGGGGTTGAATTGCTCCCTGCGCACAAGCTCATACACCTTGTTGTAATTGGGCATTTGTTCGTTCATGCGCCTATTGAGGTAAAAGATGAACATAGCGGGCGTGTCGCTCGCGATTCGGCGGTAGGCGAAGTGGTTCCAAATCGCGCGGTTGAGCTTTTCGCGGTAGGCTTCATCGAAGATTGGATAGTCCTGCATGCCCCAGTCATAGCCCAGGGCTTCTGTCACGTCGCGCAAGGTGTACTCATGCTCTTCGAGCGTCGTGAAGTCGTTGTTGTTAAACGTTAGCATTGGTGGCTTCCTCCTCTGGGTAGATTTGCCCGCCGCTGTCCAAGAACTGCGAACCTTCGGCGATAGGCCACGAATCGTCGGTCTGCGGCATGTGCGGCACGCTCCATTTCACGTCGCAATTCCACCCATACATTTTGTTTATCTTCTCGCAGAACTCCTTGCGCGGCTTCAGGAACGAATTGCGCTGAATCATGAATTGCTCGTTGTTCGCCAGCGTCTCGGCGGTCTGCACGCGTTCCTTCTTCTCAGCGGCCGCGTTGTTGTCAATGCCGAGCATCGTGTAGACGGCAGACGCTATTTTCAATTCGTCGTTGAGGATGTCGCTGCCAGCGTAAGCCGCCTTGTTCATGGTCTGCAATACTTGAATGTTAATCGCCTGCATTCCGCTCGAGTTCATGAAGACAGCTGGTTGCCCCGAATCGATTCGATTGTACATATCCTGGGCTTGCTTCTTCGAATACTCGTCCACGGTTATCACGTATGGCACGCGCATAGCCCTCACGTGCTGGTCCACGGTCGTATCCATGTCAGCCAAGCGCTGCGCCTGCCTATCCAAAAGCTGCAGGGTGGGAAAACGCGCCAGGTTGTCCCAACAGATAACAGCGTCGGGATGCATAATCTCGCATTTCTTTCCATATTGGTTTGAGCCTGAGCGGTCGAACCAATAGTTGCAGTGGCGGCGCTGGCGATTGCCGTTAGGACTGTAAATGTCGATGGTGTTCGGGTTGCGATATAAATCGAGGTTGCCTACAGGCGTCATGCGCCCTGCCCAATACGTCATGATTCCCGAGGTCGAACGCTTTGTGGCGGCGAAGCTTCCCCAACCGCAAAGAAGCGTTTCAAGGTATCGCGCGTCCATGCCCTCAGGCAGTCCGCTCCATTCGAAGCGGGAAATGGCGGCAGTCCAAAAAAGCTGCCGCCAATAGTCGTATGTGCGGTATTGCTTCACCGAAGCCTGCCACCGCTTAGTGTATCGCTTGCCGAAGCACGCGACGTCAGGCGGCACGAATTCGGCTGGGTCTAAAATTGCAGGTGTCATTCGCTCTCCTTTCATCAATACGAGATATTATACAGCGGCGCATTGTACTCGGCTTGGTCAGTCGGACGTAGCTCGGTATGCTTGATATCGTCGGGGTTTCCCCAAACTGTCACGCCGCGTTCGAGGATGCCACGAATTACGTCTTTCTCTGCTTCATTGGCCTTGGCGCAGTCGATATACGTTTCCGACGCTTTCCAATAAGAGAACTTCTTCATGACTTTGAGCTTTGTCATGCCGCCCTTGATATTGATATAGCGATGAATCTGGTTGCCATATCGCAGCATGTAGTCGCACGCGCCCTGGAAAGCCGCGCCGTATGCCTGCTTATACACGATGCCGAACCCCGAAAGGCCATTCTTCCACATGAAGCCGTTGCCGCCGAGCTGTCCCGCCGTGGATGGCGGTGTGAGCTGAGCGTCCTGGTAGGCGGCATTGATTCCACGGATTGCGTTCTCATAATCGCCCTGATTAACCTGGTTGGCTAGATTAAGATTGTTGCCCGCGACCTGCCGCGCAAGGTTTACGTTGTTGGCGTTCTGGGTAGCGCCGGTCATGTTGCCGACGATATCCTGCGCGGAACCCCATGAATTCGCGCCAATCTGGCCCATGGCGTTTCCAAGGGCGCTGTTTACAAGGCCGCTGATGGAAGGTGACGCCCATCCTCCAATTCCGTCCTGCGAAATAACCGGGGCTGTAACAGCCTGCTGTCCGATGGCATTGGCAAGGCCGCCAGTAGACGCGTCGAAATTCGCCTGCGTAGTGTTGGCTCCCATCATGGCGTTGTTGTAGGCGTTCTGCGCCCCCATATTCGACTTATTGAGCGACCAGGCTGCATTGGCATACTGATACTGGCGCGTGTTAGCGGTCGAAGCCATGTACGTGATGTAATTGTTGTTGACGATGGAGAACTGCGGGAAGTCCGTCAGCCAAAGCGCGGTATCGAGGAAGTCGCCGCTGTCAACGACGCAGGTAGAAGGCTTTCCATCGCCTAGCCTGATATATTGATAGGTATCCGTTTCGAAAGATTCGTCCGAACCATTGCAGTTGTAAGCTGTGGGAACCATCGCCACTCGGGCAAATGGCGCGATGGCGCAGCACACGGCCAAAAGCGAAATCTTGTTTCCCCACAAAAGCTCAGGGCGAAGGAAGATTGAATTCCCTGAATAGGACGTGAGCTCCACGACGGAATACGGATAGCAAAGCAGCTTCTTATACGGCTGCATCGCGTAATCTTGGCCGAAGCCCCATTCAGAGAGCTTCCGATAGACATCGGTAATCTCGATATATCGTTTGCCTGTGAGCGCGTCGGTATCGCCGATGAAATGCATCATGACGCCAGAATTTCCGAAAAGCTCAACCTCTGGGCCTGCACTCAAAAGGCGCGATGGGAAGGTAGTAACCGATACGATGCATTGGGCTACCCATGACTTCTGCTGCAACGCTTCCATGAATTGCTTGAATACGGTTTGCCGCATGGAATACACATTGCAACCCGAGGGCAAGCCGTCCGCCGATTGTCCGTCAGCCACGTTGAGGTTCGGCGAATCAATCGTGCCAGGGTCGGCAGCCAAATTGGCCGTGGATGTGACGATAATCCACCCAAGCTCACCGCTGTCCGGCTCGGTGAACGGAAACCATTCCTTGCCGATAATCGCATACGTGTTACCTACACTCACGCCCTCGTCTATATCGCAATAACGGCGCAGTGTGTTGCCTGTGATACCAGAAAGACTTTGGTGCATGGCCGTATTGGAAATGGCCGCGTGTCCAGATACTGCGAAAAGGCGGTCGATGGATACGCCGAATTGGTAGGTTTGGATAACGTCGAGCTGCAACGTAATCATCGTCGTTTGCGGATTGATATAGCTCGCGGACGTGATGAAATAGCACAGACGTATTGGCTGTTCCTCGTATTCGACGGGCTGCATGGGATTCTGCACCACCACGTAATTGTATTTGTACGCAGCCGAATACGGAACAGGGATATTGATGGGCTCATTCGGCGGGAGGTATGAGAATTTGGCCGAAGTCCATCGCTTCGAATCTCCGGCATAGGCCGTATCGAAATAATCGTCTCGCTGCTGCTGATTGTCCCAAATCACGATATCTCGGTAATTCGCGTCCCACGGAACCTGCAGCAAAACCACTTCAGTGCCGACTGGCCATGTGTTCGGCGTCAAAACCTGGGGAATGTCTGGCATATATCCTCCTTAAAAGAAAAAGGGCTGCTCTTGCGAACAGCCCTCATTATAAGCCATCGGATTGCTTACGCGGTAACGGCCACGGCCACCTTCGCGACAACGTTTGGCTTGGTCGGGTCTCCGCCCTTCGCCACCAGAACGATGGAGGTAGAGCCCTCGGCGATGCCAGACACAGTGAGAACATCGTCTGCCACGTTCGCGACGGTCGCAATCGAATCGTCCGCGCTGTAGGCTTCATAGCTCTTGTCGGTGCCGTCCGAAGGGGTCCACGTCAAAGCGGAAGTAGCGTTCGCGCCAACCTTGACGTTGACCGCTGCGCCCGCGAGCGCCGTCATATACGTAGCGCCTGCGACGGTGACGGTATAAAGCGCCTGATACTGCGAATCAGCGACGGACGTTGCCGCAATAGTAACCTTGTCGATATCGTGGCAGTTGCCAGAGTGGAAAACGCCGTTCGAATCAACGAACATTTCTGCAGGCAACGTCTGCACAGCGCCGCGACCGTTGAACGCCTTGATGGAGTACACGACGGCCTGGTTGGGCGAATTCGTGCCAGTGACCTTTGCGATAAGCTGCACTTCCTCGCCAGGCTGAATGGTCGAAGAAGTGTTGCCTGCAGCGTCCTGCAGCGTGACGCCATTGTAAGTTGCCTGAGCAGCCGTAATCTCCGAATCGGGGCGCGTGGAGAACATCGTCGCGCCGAGGAAGATGGAGTACGAAAGCACCTGCCAGATATGGTAGAAGGTGTTGTAGGAAAGGTTGTCAGGGTTCATCGGCGCGACCATGGAAAGCGGACCCAATGTGTCCGCGACCTGGAACCATTCCTCGTCAAGCAAAAGCGCCTGGCAACCCGAAATAGGCAGCTCGTCGAGCACAATGATATCGTCGGCCACAAGCTTTTGGCCCTCATTGTGGAAAGCGAAAGACATGTTGGCGGCTTCGAGCGCAGCGTTCACGTCAGCGTCGATAATCGCGATAAGGCGGTTCGATTTAGTCGCAAGTCCCTTGTTGCGGCCCTCAGGCGAAAACTCGGTGCGGAAATACTTCATTTTGGTATAGGTAGCATTCATTGCGCGAATAAGCTTGATGCCGCGCTCCACCTGCGTATTCAGGTCGTTCCCCAAGTTGTGCAAATCATCAACCTGAATGTTCCAAAAGCCCCACAGATTGTCGTAGGTCTCTGTCAGCGAACGCATCAGCAGATACTCGTCGTTGTTCGCCGAAGCGATGGGAGCTTCGGTGAGCGAATTGAAGAACGCGGAGATGGATTCGCCCTCGATGAACGAACCGCACAAAACGTCCTCCATTGGAATATTGATGGTGTATTTATCACGACGATTCTCGGTATGGAAAATCTGATGGATGTCAGGCTCGCGGCCCTCGCGCCCGAAGACGTTCTCGGCTTTCGCGTCGTACGCACGCGCCTTGATAAGATTCGCCTGAACTTCTTGAATGGTACGGCCGTAACGCAACGCAGGACGCTTGAGCTTCGCCAGAGGGTTGGTGAAATTCATGCGGTCGTTGATTTGCACGCGGCCGATACGGCCGAGGAACACATTCCAAAACACATCCCAATTGGGCGTATAGTTGTTCATCGCCTGCAGCGTAGCCGCGACGCTGCCTTGTGTGGTAGCGGGTACGCGCTCTTTGTAGTCGTTTGGCGCATACTTGCGCACGGTATCAAGAATCTGGGCATTGGTCAGATTCAAACGGCCCTCTTCATTTGTCAATTTAGATTTTGCTGCCATGGTATCTCCTTACAATCCGAGCATGGAATCGAGGTCGAGGGCTTCGCCATCCTCGCCGAAATCTTCCGGCTCTGGGTCGGTATCCGCATCCTCGCGGCCGATGGAAATGGTCGCAAGCGCTTCTTTGACTGCCGCAAGCTCGTCTTGCATCGCGGAAAACTGCTCGCGAAGCTGTTCCACTTCGCCCCAATCATGCTCTTCGACTTCCTGCTGCTGTTCCTGGGCTTCCTCTTCCTCGGCGGGGTCTCCACTTTCCTCTTCGCGGGTTTCCTCTGCTTCGGTCTCTGCCGCCTGGGTTTCGTCCATACTAGCACCTCCATATTCGCGACGATATGAACGGCCATATAATAGCACGAAACCCCAGCCCGTGTTTCGGGTGGGGTTTCAAAGGTTGCCCAGCTCACGTTCCTAGCCCATGGAAGTGTGCCCACTGGGCGCGGTCCCTGTTAGGGTTGCGGTCGCGCCATCTATCCGCCTGCGGCATGAAAAGAACGCACCGAGCTATTACATTATGGATGAAGCCTATACACGCTGTCAACCAATACCACGCCGCCTGGCACGGTTTTCGGCATAAGCTTGGCGTGCCCGGGAATGATATCGCCGTTCTCGTCGGTATTCGAGAAACCATAGTCGAAATTGTCCCAAGTAACTAGCTCTTTCACCGAATCGGGCATACCTGCGCACGTGACCGAGAATTTCCCGTTCAAATCCCAAATATATGCCTTAGTGCGTAAATGCTTGGCTCGGGAAAACTCTCCCTCCACCTTCCAATTGCACAATGCCTTGTCGTCGATGGAAATGCTGCTGGGCGTTTCGGTGCCGAGCAGGTGCATCGAATCGGTATCGCAATACACGAAACGCTCGCGATTGTCCATGATGGCGAACAGAAGTTCGCGGCGCGCATATGCAGTGCAAAATGTTCCAACAGGCAGATATACGGGGTCGCGATATTCAGCTTCGCCGAGCACGTAATGAACGGTTCCATCAATCATCACAGGACGTTTCGAGGTAACGTCGGGGTTTGTCGCGAACTTTCCATAAAGGTTATTGAGCATCAGTTTTGCAAGCTCCCGCATTCCGCCTGTTGACGTTTCCTTCACATGGCCCCAATAGTCGATATACGCATCAAACATCCCCGTGCGCTGCTGGAACTTGTATCCGCCAGCGTACTCGATAACGTCGATATCGTACATGCGCTGCATAATCTCCCAATCGACCGAAGTAACGGTTATCTCAACTGGCGAAATCGTCTCGCGCACGTATTCATGCTGCCCATAGAACCCCTTGCCTTTGAGCTGAATGCAGGGTATTCCATCCTCTTTGAGAGAGAATTCAACGACCATTCGTTGCACGTAAAGCGGATATTGCTTATCGTATTCGTACTCTCCCTCGAAAAGAATCGGCACGCCGCATGGATAGGGATACATCTTCATGACCGAGGGATACATCGAATTGTAGTCCACTGACACGCCAGGCCCCACGACCTTGCCTGCATACTTTGGCTCAACATAAGTGAACCCACCGCGATACGACTTGCGTATATCCGCGTCGGCTTCGAGCGAAAGCGTCGGAAACCATGCCTTGAATTTCTTCTTTCCGAGCTGCTTCTTGAAGAAGTCGAACGCATTCGCGCCTATCGTCATTTTCTCCAAATCCTGCTCGAAGTTCTGATAGAGCGCATGAGCTGGTATCTGCACGTCATGGCAGATATATTCGACTTCTTCTGGCGTGAGCTTATGCCCAGGCTCGCGGTACGCCCGATAATCGATGCTGCCCTTTTGTTCGGGCGTATTGAAGGCTTTCCCCAATTTGTCCACCGACATGGGGAAAACTTTCAGGCTATCCTGATAAATGACGCGCTGCCCATTCAAGAAATGAATCTCGATTTGATAGAATTTGCCCTTGTTCGATATGAGAGACGTGAATTCTCCACAACGCGGATACTCGGGGACCCATTCGTAGCCGCAGCGCATAAGATAGTCTATAATGAATTTTCCGTCGAACCCGAGGTTGTGGAACCAGGCCACGGAGCACTCTCCCCGGGATAGCCAATTCATGAATGACTTAATCGAATTGCCATATTTTATGTTGTCTAGGTTAGCGACCTCGCAAACAGCCCAGGCCCAAACGCGGCAATCATCTGGGTCTGTGGTGGTCTCGAAGTCAGCGGTAAATACGGCCGGCATGGCTAAATGATATTCGAACCGCGAACCTGAACCATTTTCTTGGCTACACGCTTCATAGCTGCGAGCTCGCGTTTCTGCCTGGTCTTGTCTAAACGTGCGATAACTTTAAGCTCGTCGTAGCCACCGCCAATGGCATATGCCTTATACAAATAAGACCGTATATCGTCGAACGTATCGCTGACCATAGGGCGAACACGAGTTCCAGGCTCGCGCGACGCAGCCGACACATACTCGACGGACATAAGCTCCCACACTGGCAAGACCGAAGACGCTATATCGAACTGGTCAGGGGTCATGTTTCGAACCAACTCGCTCAAATCGGATAACCCAAGCGTATCGAGCATCGCCATCATATTCCTCTTCTGAATCTTGCGATAATAGGCGAACTTATGCTTATTTCGAGCTTCGAAATTCTTAACGCGCCGCTTGGCTACCGCCAACGAACGCGGTTCTGTCATTTTATCAACGTCGATAGGCGTCAACAAACCGCCAATAGATTCCTGATGGGCCAAAAGCCCCTTCTGGTGCGCACGGTACTGCTGCCACAAGTCAGGCGCTATGCCTTGTATGCGCTTAGTCTCACTCGCAACGAACTTGTTGTGTGCCTTGATAAGCTTGCGCGACTGGGTGATATACGACTTTGGAATAACATCGCCAGAAGCCGAGCCGACATAGGCGCCTTTTTTGTTGAAACGGTCGAGCTGCTTGGCATAACGCCTGCGCCGCGCTGGCGGCATGGCCTTTACGCTGGACCACGATTCTCGCGGCGATACCTTGTCGATACTCTCCTGAGACGCGCCCTGCTTGCGCAGGCGGTATTCCTTGTCGCGCGTACGCTTCTGCAAAGTGCGAATATCGTCCAAGCTTACATCAACTGTAGTCGCCATAGCTATCGCCCCTCGGACTAAAAAGGGCTGCTATCAGCAGCCCTTCGACCTCTTCCCAATCGCCGGTAATGTGCTACTGCACCACGCTGAAGAACTTCAGGGAACGGCCACCCTGGAGCTGTTTCGTGCCGAACTCGATGGTAATGGGCTCATCCGCGAAGTCCTCGCCGAAAGCTGCCACGAGGTTTTCGGCAGAACGTGCAATGCCGTCGGACTGCGTGAAGTACGCGCCATCCTCGGTAATGAAAGTGGTGAACTTGGCGGGGGACACCTCGCCAGTCATTGCATCAACTCGAGTGCCGGACTGCACGATAACGCCTTGCAGCGTCAGACGGTCAATATGGGAATCATTGAGCGATTCGGCGCTATTGAGCGCATTGAAAAGCTTCACCTTGCCCATACGGGATTGAGTGTCGAACGCGAGCGCGGAACAGGTGGTTTCGCGAGTGGTTTCGATAGCGGTGGTTTCGTTTGCGAGGGTGATTTCTTCTGCCATGATTGTTTCTCCTTTACTCAATCTGATTGGCTGTTGCAATGAAGTCTTCCACGGACATTTCATACACGTGGGTTTCTTTGTCGATTTTGTTGATGACAATCGACTGGTTGTGCCACTTCTTGCGAAGAATGACACTGGCCTTATTGCAGCTTACGTCTTGGGGAATTACGTCTACGAAATCTTCGAATTCCCCGTACTCGTTGACGCACTGGCCTAGGCACGCGCTTGTGGTAATGGTACGTTTGATTTTGTTTACGTATGGCATTGGGTTTCCTCCCTTCGAGTACTGTTGTGG